AAGAAAGGGAGCATGGAGTTTTTGACGAGCCACAGGCACGCAAGATGTACGAAAGGGTAACAGGGAACAAAGTACATGAAGTAGGGATAAGAACTTACAGCAAATACGTTGCAGGCTCTCCAGATGGACTGGTAGAAGAATCAGGAGGAACCGAGTTCAAATGCCCTTATACCGATCATAATCATGTCAAGAATCTTCGCCTTGCTAATTGGCAGGAACTCAAGAAAGAAAGAAAGGAAGCGTATTGGCAATGTATATCTGGAATGCTAATCAATAAAAGATCGTGGTGGGATTACATCAGCTTCAGCCCTTTCTTCCCAATGAAGACCTGCATTAAGATAATCCGCATTGAACGAGAGGAAGTGATGGAGGACCTGAGATTATTAGCGATCAAGTTGAAAGCCGCAGAAAAGATGATCGACGAGATACTGGCCGATTTATCAGAGCAGGAGGAACTGCCATGGTAATAGCTAAAATCAGCTTTAACTGGAGACAAATACAGGACGAGTACGGAGCCTATGCCAAGTGGGATGAATTTATAGTCGGGGAATATGGCGTAAGAAAGATTGAAGGCTACCTGCCAGAAGCACACCCCTCAGCATGGCATTTCAGGGTAACATTTGAGGACGACTCAGTACAACTAATTTTTAACATTAACCAGGTCTTTTACGAACCTGAACCAAATTATTAAACCAATGGCAAAGAGCAAAAAAACAACAGAAATCGAAGAAGCGGTAATCGTTGAAGAAACAACGGCTGTATCCATTCTAAACGCAGACTTTACCGCTCCGGTACTACAACCTGCAATCAACAAAGAAGAAAGCCTTCAGAAGATCAGAGAGGTCAAGGACAAGTACAAAGATGTCGAGATAGCCGACACCAAAGATAAATCGAACTACGACCTTGTTTCAGCCGGTATGAAGGAGTTTAAGGACTCTCGCATAGCTTTCGTTAAGTCTGCCAATGAAAACCTGTTAAACCCTGTTAAAACATGGCTGGATGGAGAGAAGGAATCTCTTGCGCTGATCGTTGAGGAATTAAAGGATGGTGAGCAAACCCTTCGCAACAAAAAAGAAGCGATTGACCAAGCTAAGAAAGACGAGAAGGCAGCAGCTGAGAAGTTAAAACTTGAGCGTATGGCTGGCAGGATCCAAAGCATTGTTTCAACTGGCGGGAAAGACTCAGGCGCAAAGTATGTATTTGACTATGACCTTACCTTATCCGTTTCCATTAACGAGATCAAAGACCTTGAAGACGATAAATGGGCTGAAAAATTAGCTGAGGTTCAGTCTGCATGGAATGCTGAACAGAAACGCATTGCTGATGAAAAAGAAGCCCAAGAGAAGGCCGCAGCTGAAGCTAAAGAACTACTGAATTCCAACTTAGCCACACGCACCCGACTACGCTTAAAAGAGCTGAAACTGGAGGATTTCACTTTGGAGGAAGGAACATGGTTTAAGTCCGGTACACCTTACGTTAATCAATGGGATATTGAGAACACATCTGATGAGGACTGGGACGCAATGATCGAGAAAGCTAACCTTCATGCCGAGGAAATTGAAGCAGCTACCGCGATTGAGAAAAGCCCAGAGACGGAAGATGAATCTCTTCCTTTCGACGATGAGCCTCTTCCTTTTACAGATGATGAAGAGCTGCCTTTTGACACTGATCCGCTACCAACCTTCAATCCAGAAGAAGCCGCATCTATAGCTGATCAAGTAGAAGACCACATGCAGCCTTTAATTGATGCCTTCCAAACAGAAGAAACAATCTTTACCAACATACACCTGACCTTCTCTTTAGAACATCCATTCTACGAGGTCGAGATCACTCAAAAGTTGTCGCAGATAGTTTTCCCTGCCGACCTACGTGATGTAGCCTTAGAGGGCAGAGAAATCGCTAAAGAAGGCGTAATCGTTGGCGACCTACATTTTGCATTAGTTAAAAGATAATCCAAAGTCGTCCTGCACAGGGTAATCCAACCGCAGGGCGCAAACAGGAGGAGCGAGAAGGAAAGCCGGGAGCGTTACCCGGCTCCTCCACTAAAATTACAACCATAAAGAATAGTAGTATGGAATATTTTGCACACCTAATAGAAGAACAAGGGGACTGCTGGATATGGAAGGGTTTATTTAAACAAGACTCTCTATTTCCAATAGTAGCGG